GCAGATATGGTGAAGCTTGGCTTCTCTTCATTTATGCGTGGCTCTTACACCTTCCACAAGCACAGCTGGAAGCTCCTCAACGATCCTACGTTGTTGGGCGCTAGCAACTTCCAAGGTGTTATGATTCCGTTGACTAATGTTGCTGATCCTCGCACTGGAGAGAAGTCTCCAGCTCTTGAGCTCAACTACAAGGCAACGAATGGCTACAACCGCGAAATGGAGCACTGGATGACAGGTTCTATCTTGGGTGTTACCAACACCAACACGGACGCTTTGCAGTTTAACTACCGCTCAGAGTTCGCATTGGTTACTCGCGCTGCTAACCAGCACGTTTTGCTCACAAAGTAATTAGTTTCAACTAGTTACGTAATGAGAGAGGGGGCTTCGGCCCCCTTTTTTATTGCCAAATTTTCGCTTTGCATAGAAGTGTAATTTTGCATAATTATTAATTATAATTCTATTTAACTATGGCACGTCCAGCACGAGCGTCTGCAGCTCCTAAAGCAGAAGAAAGAAAGGGAAAGATTTTCTCCATCCCTAGCGGAGGAGGAATCATTGCCACGATAAAGTCAGAGGCAATCATCTATGATCCCGAGACTAATACCAACAGACAGATACGTTACTGCCCCAACGAGTCTTCTATCTTTGCCGACGAGCAGAGCAGCCTAGCTGTTCGCCGTCACGTTATCTTCGAAGGTGGGCTACTCTACGCTCCAGCTAACCAGCCTAACCTGCTTAGCTTTTTAGACCTTCACCCCGCCAACCGAGCAAACGGTGGAGGCTTGTTCGAAGAGGTAAACACCGAGCACAACGCAGAGATTGATATCAACGTAGAGTTCCTTCTCCACGACGCTATCGGTCTTATCCGTAGCAAGTCCGTAGACGAGCTTATTCCTGTCGCTATATGGTTAGGTATCGACACTGGTCAGAAGAACGCCGAGATTAAGCGTGAGCTACTCCTAGAGGCTAAGGGAAACCCTAAGCGCTTCATTAGTCTGTTCGATAACCCAACAGTTACCACTAGGGCTAATGTTAAGAAAGCTGTTGACTTTCAGATGCTACTTGCCCGTGAGGACGGTATGTATTGGTTCGACAGCAACCGCTTGATTGTCGCTACACCAGTAGGTCAGGACACCATCAGTGTTATGACTCAGTTCTGTATGACCGAAAAAGGCGGAACAGTATACGAAACTTTAAAGACAGAGTTGCAGAAGTTGGAGCAATAGCGTATATTTGCACCCTACATTGGACCTCGTTTCATAGGTTAATTGTTGATTGGTTGGAAAGGGCTCTAGAAATAGAGCCCTTTTCTTTTGTCGTACTTTTGTATGAACTACAGACATCAATATATGGCAAGTGTAAATAGAGTATATTCAGCGTTACGTGATTTGGTCAACAAGGACCAGCGTGGCTTTGTTACGCCTGCCGTGTTCAACAACTTTGCTCAGGTGGCACAGATGAACATATTTAACGATATGTTTTCAAGCCTTGACCGATCCAAGGTAGTACGGCTACGCAACGCAGACCCAAAGTCGGAGAAGTCTACGACCAAGAGGCTAGAGGAGGATTTGTCTGTGTTTGTCAAGAGAGCAACAATAACTCAGGCAAATGCTGTTTTCGCTAAGCCAACAGATTTAGCGAGGACTATATCGGCAACATCCTCCGGCTCTATTCTATTGGATAGGACCACTAAGATTAACATACCCTTTGAGTATGATACCTTTAAGCTAGACTACATCTTAAGCAGCAGGCTGTCTATGCCTACTGAGAGTGCCCCTATGGCTACGATGTTAAGTGATATCGAGGTTTACCCTGGGTCTATCAAGAAGATTATCTTGACTTACTACAAGCAACCACAAGGTCTTGTGCCCTCTACGGGGGCCAAGACCACCGCTATGCCGAAATTCGGATATACAGTAGTAGCTGGCAAGGAGCTGTACAGCGCCACAAACAGCGTAGACTTTGAACTTCCAGAGCACTACTTTGCTGAGATTGTTATTGAAATTGCAAAGTTGATTGGGGTAAACCTTCGCGATAGTGATGTCTATCAGTTCGCATCACAAGAAAAACAACAGCAACAATAAGCTATGGCACAGAGTTACGTAACGGTTGACCAAGTAGTAAAGGACTTTATCATTGGGATAGAGTATGACGATTTTGCCAATAGCGCATCAGACGTCGTCATCAGGAGCCTTGCCAAGCGAGGAGTTAGGGAGATGGGCTTTGACCTACTAAAGAGGCTCAAGGCTACGGAGCTTACTATTGATCTGTCCACTAATACCGTAGAGCTACCTTGCGATTATGTTGATTTAGTAAAAATTGGAATAGTAGGAGCAGATGGACTTGTATATATATTCGGTGAGAACAAAAATAAAAACATCCTTCCCAACCAGCAGCCATATCAGGTTCCTGATTACCTGCTTGGCTTTGATGACTTTATTTACCGCAACTATGTGTACGCCACAACCAATGGCCGCTTATACGGCTATGGTGGTGGCCACTACAGCGGAGAGTACAGAATAAACCTAGAGCAGAACAGGATAGAACTCACCACTGGCACTAGCGTAGACAGTGTCTACCTTGAGTACATCGGTGACGAGGCCTTAGCGGAAAACCCATCCATCCACGTATATGCAGAGCAGGCGCTTAGGTCCTATATGTACTACCACTTAGTGGAGCGCAAGAGTAATGTACCCCTAGGGGAGAAGGCTCGCGCTCGTCAGGAGTACTACAACGACAGAAGGCTTGCTAATTCAAGATTGAAGTCATTCTCTAAGGATGAAGCACTGAAGACGATTCGAAAATCGTTCAAGCAAAGCCCTAAGTATTAAGCACTTATGATTGATAAACTCATACCTAAATACCTCAACCTAGAGGACGACGAGCGATTGGTTAAGTCTGTTGAGATGACTAACGCCATAAACGTCAGGTTTTCTTCTGAGCAGGATGGTGATGGCAACATCGTAAAGAATGCCTATGGCAACCTGCCCGTGACTTTTGCCACTGGCAGTTCCCTAGCGGCAGGTAGTAATGAGGTTATTGGGGTTGTTGAAAATAGCGAGAAGGGTGAGATATTCTACTTTGTATGGAACAGCAATGACGACCACACAATCTACCGCTACTCTACATCATCCGATGAGGTGCAGATTGTTTACCGCGATAGCATACTAGCGTTCTCTAAGTTTTACCACGTCCGATCATCGATTATACAAAATCTTGCAGGAGAGACTCTTTTATACTTCACGGACGCTAACAATGCTCCCAAGAAGATAAACGTAACACGAGCGCTCCTAGGCCTATATCCTGCCTCGTTTACCTCTGGTACCGATGCAGAGAAGCTAACCAACATAGCGGTTGCTAAACAACCGCCTATGACGCCTCCTACGTTTACGTTCTCCACCAATGTAAACCTAAAGCAAAACAATATATACGAGTCTACGTTTCAGTTTGCTGCTCAGTATATATATCAAGACGGAGAGCGTTCTGCAATATCTGCGTACTCTGAATTAGCTGTTGCCCGAAATCAGTTCTTTGATGGCATTATCGACGAGGAGCAGAAGCTTGCAAACAATACCTTAACGATATCCGTACCAACTTCTGTTGCTGACGTAAAGGAGATTCTCGTTCTTGCCCGTAATGGTAATGCAGGTGCATTCTATGAAATTGGCACTATTGTAAACAGCCCGTCTGTGACTACGCAGACAATATCTTTTGATAACTCTAAGCTTTACTCTGCTGTTTCTCAGGACGAGGTCAATAAGTTGTACGATAACGTACCGCAAACAGCAGAAGCTCTTGATATTGCTGGTAATCGTCTTATGATGGGTGGATACACTGAAGGGTATCCAAACATAAGGACCGACGTAGATGTTTTACCGAATTACTTCCCTCAGCCGACAGACTATGCAATAAGCGTAACATATCCATCAGTAACTGGACTCCCAATCAATATTGAGCGAAGAAAAGCATTTGATATTGACATTAGCACACTTCCAAATGTTACTACCGAGAATTCTATATTAAATATAACGTTTGCGTTAAATTTAGGTAGAATTACAATTGACGGAGGTCAGGTTTATTGTCAGTGGGTGCAAACCGATAAGGCCACTCAAACTGACCTCGACTACGCAGGAATTACGCAGCAATACGTTGAAATTGGAACGCCTAATCTTCCAATTGGCGGAGGAATTAAGGTTAAAGCGTCTCCAGTATCTATATCCGAAACAATTCAAGTTCCAATTGGAACCACAAAGGCACAAATCATTAGTATGATTAAGGCCGCTATTGTTGGCAACTACAACTTAGTTCTTGATTCCGATGTGACGGACTTCGACTACGCTACGAAAATTACTGGCGTAAAACAATTAGGACCCGGGACTACCAATTCTAATAAGTGGATGTTTTTTGCAGGCTCAGGCCAATTGCAGATTACTGATGATACTGGAGCGCTTGTAAACAATTTAAGGTTTACGATGAGCATTACTAGTGCGGCGCTATCCGCTAAACTTGGGTATAATTTCAACATATCTAGCCTTGTGGATTCTGTCACGAATATGATAGTTCCACTTTCGATGATTAAGTCTTTGTTTACAAAGGGGCGCACTCTTGGTGAAAAATATCCCGCAACAAATGTTTTATTCAATCAAATAGATTTTGTAAATACGCCGTCTATTATATATCCAGGTGACAACAATCCATATAGAGGATTTACTGATATCAATATATCCAACGATGAATTTGTTCCAAACGCTGGCCAAAATGATTTTCTCCCATTAACTGGCGATACTACGTTTTTAACTAAAAGTGAAGACTTAGATAATCCGCCAGTATCTTTTGACTCCAATGTATTAACCAAGGGAGATGTTGATGGATACCAAGCATTTAAAGCTGGCGCAACTCACTCCTTTGGAATTGTATACTACGACCAGTTTAATAGAAACGGGGGCGTGCAGACCGTTTCGGATATGTATGTCAAATGGTTCGATGACCGAGGGTCTGAGAATGATTTGTATGGCCGAGTAAACTCCATATTCAGGGTAAAGCATAACGCTCCACTTTGGGCGGTAAAATGGGCGCCTGTTTATGTGCCAATAAATACTATTATCAATAAGTTTCAATACTCCATTACGTCTGCGTTTACGGCAACAAACCTTCAAGCAAAGCCATTTGCTGGCATTTCTTCATTCGAGGAGGTAACATATCTGTCCTTGCGTTCACTTGAGGGTAAGAGTGACTCCTATAGAGAGTTATTTTCTGCCAACATTGATTATTCATTTCAGCGAGGAGACAGACTTAGAATAATACAATACGGACAACTAGAGCGTTCAAGTATTAATCTTGAGGTTCTTGGCTATTTTGATTTCATAAACGACATTGACACGAATCCAATCCTTGACCTTACTAGCGATGAGGATACATTTAATACTACGGGTAAATTTATTGCCGTTCGCTCTAGCGAAGAGCCCGAATGGGACAATTATAGCATTATTACAGGAGTAGACAACTGGAGAAATCAATGCATTATTGAAGTTTATAGGCAAAACCTACCAGCAACGGAGCAGATTTTCTATGAAATAGGCGATAACTTCCCCGTAGTAAACGGAATTCACCAGGGTCAAAGGACTACGGTTAGTCCAGTTAGTGTTGAAGTTGTTGCTGATGGTGATGGACTTATATTTTATTCAGATATTATTGTCTATAAGGGGGATACATTAACTGTTTCAGGGAATACGCTTAGCGTTGGAAATGTATATCTTCAGGTAAATGGTATTTACAACTATGTGTTCTACGCAAGAATTATTAGCGGCTCTTTTGCTGTCGGATCCTATACATTAACTTTATCCAACAGCACTGATGCTGTTATTCAGTTTTCACAAGGTGACAGCTATTATCGCCCTAGGCTTCTAAAGATGGGAGATAAAGCCTATTCTAATAACTTTAAATTGTTTTTTATCGAGGACTATTCCGTAAGCGATTTTTTCTCTTCTAAGTCTACATCTGCTGGCCGTCCTCACGCTGTACAGCCAGATGCCCAGACTGTGTTTCGCAGCGGCTCTGTAACGTATTCTGACGCATTTGTAATCGACAGCAAATACCTAGGCCTATCTAGCTTTAACCTATCCCTTGCTAACTTCTACGACTTCGAGTACCTACACGGCACCATCAAGCAAATCGTTGGTGACGATGACCGTATGTACATCATACAGGAACGTAAGGCAGGATGGGCTCCAATTGGCCGTAATATAATAGAGTCTAGCGACGGAATTCAGTCAATTACCTTGTCGAGAAATGTAATTGGTTCACCAAATTACTATCTCGGCAACTACGGCATCAACGACAACCCAGAGTCTTTGGCTGTGGACAGGGGTCGCATATACTTTGCTGACATCCGTACTGGTAAGGTTGTACGTATATCTAGGGACGGCATCACCCTAATTAGTGAACAGCTGATGGATGCCTTCTTTAAGGAGAACTTTAGGTTCATATCATCCCAAGCATCACGTCAAAAGGTAATCGCAGGCATTGACTCCGAGTCTGATCAGTACATCATATCAACAGACTTTATATCAAACGCTACCATCGACATAGATAGTTCAGACCCTGAGGCTGCTAGCTATTCTTATATCGCCCAGACAAATGCTGACGGTGATGCTATCGTTGTTGAGCTAGAGTTTGATGACGATGATTTGTTTACCTTCTCTACGGAGATTAGAGAGTTTCAAGTTCTTTGCGACGAGTTTGACGATAGCCTAAATGCTATCGTCTTCTTAGATAAGATAATAGATGGCCAGCCTGCGTATGTAGGAGAGGAGTTCTTAGGACTTGGTGGAGTCATATACGGTGTTGCAACAAACACATCGTATGACTTTTTTGTGACTATAGCACTTGACCTATCTATTGGGGAGTTTTACTTTACCAATGATTGTGGAAACTACTCGGGCACGATAGGAACTCCTAGTGTTTTAGTCAACGATTTTACCGCTGCATACGACGTAACAGACAACGTATGGACCACTCTATACTCGTTTAGGCCAGAAGCTGTTGCTTCTATTGATGATAATATGTTTAGCTTTAAGGGTGGTACTATGTACAATCACTCTAGCGCCGCGCCAAGGTCTCGCTACTATGATGATGCAACATCCTACACGGAGATAGAAGTCATCAGTAATAACAACCCATCGATGGTCAAGAGCTACGAGTCCATTAGCCTAGAGGGTAACAGCCCTTGGTCCGCTGAGTTCTTTAACACAGACCAATCGACGTCTTTATTGACGTCTGACTTTAGCGAGAGGGAGCGCAACTACTACGCATACATACCTAGGGACTCTAGTGTAAACACCGGAACTTCTACTATCACAGCACTAAGTGGAAGCTCTGAAGTGTTCTCCCTTGGCGAGGTAGCTACTGGAGGAGTAAGTGGTTCTACAATCACGTTTACCACACCTGTGGGAGACATACCATTCCCAATGGGAGCAACCCTCTACAGGGTTGTTGGCGCTACACTTGTAACCCTTAACGTAACTGTTACTGCCATCAGTGGTAATAAGCAGATTACTGCAAGCGGAGCCATAGTTAATGTTAGCAATGGCAACACAATTGTTGCTATTGGCAATGGAGCGATAGAGGGAGACCAGATGAGGGACTACTACATTAAGACAAAGCTTGTGAATACGTCTTCTAATAACGTTGAGCTTTATGCAGTAAACCTTGTATACGCTAAAAGTAACCTACACAACCAACTGGAACAATAATTAGTACCTTTGTAATATGCGATCAAAGAAGAGTAAAGAACCAAAAAAATATGTAGCCGGAGGCTTTATTGCCGCTGGTGCTTTAGGGGGGCTCCAGGGATTAATTGGTGCTGGACAATACATAGCTGGTAAGTCTGCCGCTAGCCGAATCAAAGAGGCCTCAACAGCTAGTCCATCTGAGTATGCGGAGATGCTAAAGCAGGCTCGCAATGCAGAGCTAGAGCAAAAGCGTCTTGAGGAACTTAACCGCTCTATAGCCACAGGAATCGCTGCCGCCCAAGGGGCTGGCGGTCGTGCTGTTATCGGGGCGTTACCGGGTATGGTTCGCGCATCAGATGCTGGTGCCTTAGATATCTTAGGTCAGCGTCAGGCTCAGACTATGCAGGCCCTTGGCTTTGCAGCAAAGGGAGCAGAGAATAAGATTGAACGTGATATGTATCGTGAGATGATGGAGCGTCAAGCTGCTCAGGCCGCCATTGAGGGCGGCCTCCAGAACATCTCTGGAGGTCTTGGACAGATTGGCTCTGCTGCTGTCTATGGGCAGATGGAGAAAAACAAGATGGGTAAAGACTTTGGAGGAGTGGAAGCGGCAAGTGTGCAACCTAAAGGACTTGCTAGTGTACTTCCAGAAAAACCAGGAGCAGGTAGGATTGGAAGATCTGAAGCTCCTATTGCACTTCCTGACTTAGGCATTAAAAAACCAGGACCTGGAAATATTATGCGAGCATTACCACCATTTACGCTTCCAAATGAATTAGAGGAATCACTTAGGGGCATAAGCAGGACCTCCTTCTTAAAAGAAGGCGGTATGGTCACAGGCGGTAAGTTTGACCACAAGACCAACCCAATTGACATCGTAAAGAAAGGTCAGAAGATTGGCGAGATGACGGGCGGAGAGGTTATCCTCAACCCAGCCCAACAGCAAAAGCTCAGCAAAGAAAGTGCTTACTTCCGTCAGCTGTTAAAGAAATTCAATAAGCAAAAATAATGGCTAAACTTATCCCGAGTGGCGTAATTAATCTGCCAAACTTTGCGGAGCTTCAGTACAAGCTCAATGAGCGTGAACGCGAAAAGCAGCTTCAGTTTGACGATTGGTCCTCTCAGTTCACGAAGAAGTCAGGAACATATCTTGATGGAGACAGAGAGGCTGTTCAGACAGCCTATGGTGCGGTAGAGAACTCACTTAAAGAACTTGCTCGTGACCCAGACAATATAGATCTACGACGTAAGGTCCGTGAGGCTAATGCTGGGTATAATGAGATAGCAGGAACAGCTCAGTTTATTGCTGACAACTACCGACAGCAGTGGTCTGCATACAATACCAATCCAGACCAGTTTGACTTGGGCGGGAAAAACGCTATTGAATTATTTGATTCCGAGCGCACCACTAAGCGTGATGCTAATCAGATTATGTCGTTAGCTTCAAACCCGTTTACCCTACTGCCTCGCTACAAGTACGATATGCAGAGCCCTAATCAAATTGCTGATGAAATGGTTGCAACATTTGAACGCAATAAGAATGATTATATCAATCGTGATGGAACCATTGACCAAGCAAAAGCCGGGAAATGGGCATCAGAATATCTTCTTGCTAGAAACATTGATCCAGCACAGTTAAAAAATGCTGTTGTATTTGAGGGTGTGTCTCAGGGCAAGATAGGACGTAACGGTCAAATCACAAGCCGAGCTGACTTAGACATCATTGATTCAGAAGGGTTTGCTACACTAAAAGATGGATTGGTTATAGACTATAACAACAAAGCTATTAATGCTTTCTTAAAGAAAATTCCTGAGCGTGGAATTTCAGCTTACGATAAGGCTGTAAATGATCAGAAGATTGCACTTGAGTACGCTAAGCTTAACCAAAATGCAACTGAAAATCAGCGTAAAAATAAGTATTTCGGAATTGATCCAGCTCCATATACTCAAAAGGTTGGGGACAAAGAAATCGGTAGTGGATTTATGGTGCCAATTGACTTTGCACCAGTTGCCTCTGCGGGAGGCAAGATTGTTCGCTTTGGCAAAATTAACGGCTCCCCATATGTAATTGAGATAGTCAATGAAAAGAAAATGGTCCAAAGCGCTGAAGGCTTACCTATTCAGATTGACGTCCCTAGAGAAAAGGGCAGGGTCGCAAAGGAAAGCGACCTATCACTACTAAGAAAGGCAACAGATGGTCTTTCTGACGAGTACTTTAAGATTCTTCCATCATCGCAACGCACTGGACGTAGTACAACTCAATCTGCAGCGTCTGGACAGTTTGATGTAACTGGGGCAATGGAGTCACTTGGGATAACAGAAGAACAGGCACCACAGGATGGAGAAGTATGGTCATCAGAGATGTTTGGGGCCGACTTATTTAGCCCAACTACACAAGGAAAGACTAGATATGGTGAGCCAATAACATACCAGAGGTTCCCATATTTTCCTGAGTAGCATTTAGTATCTTTGTCATAATGAATGAAGAGCTACAATCTTTAATCGATCGCGCAATAGCTGCTGGTCGTAGTCCCGGGCAAATTATTTCAGCCTTAAAGCAGAATGGTCTTGATGATGGCGGAATAATGTCCGCAGATTCCTATATTAAAAAAAAAAGTCCAAGCGATTTAGGGGAGTCAAGTTCTCCATTGGATCTGCGACCATCTGTATCGGAATCATTAGGTAGCGAGCGAGTACAGATAGGCTTTGATGATGCTGCTATACAGCAGAAGAAAAAGGCTATCTCTGACGCTGCAGCGGCTCAGGTATACACTGCTGTTGCTAAGACTGGTGGTGACCTAAACAAGATTCAAAACAAGCAGGATTTTGCAGATGCCTACACCACGTATCGTTCTATGTCGGACGATCCTATGGTATCGTCGCTCCCTCAGAATCCAGTAGCTCAGAACGGTCAGATTGATTTTGCTGTTGTTCCTGCGCTAAAGAAGGGTGCTACTGAATACATCAACGACTTAATCAAGCAAGAAGAAGCTCGCAAAGCAAAACTTGGAGATAAATTTACAGTTATAGGGCTAAGTGAAGCAGCTGCGGGTACAAGCGCTCTTATTGGTGGTGTCTTGAAGTTCAATGAAATGATTACTGGAAAGGACAGCGAGCTTGCTGATTTCTTCCTAGATGATGCAGCAACCAGAAGTCGTGATGCCCTTATTGACTATGGACTTACTGAAGAAGACATTAGTAAGGGTCTTATCGGAAATATGTCAGAAGGCAATATCGGAACTGGTTTAGCAATATTTGGTTCTACCTTGGTTCAGCAGGTCCCACAGCTTGCTGCTGTCGCTCTGACTGGAGGTGCTGGACTTCCACTTCTTGCTGCATCTGCAGCTGGTGGTGGATACGCTTCGCTTGAAGATCGCTCCGATCTCAGCGAAGGGGAGAAAGTGCTTTATGGTATTGGTGTAGGAGCTGCTGAATATTTAGCAGAACGGCTATTCCTAGGTGACATAAACGCAATCCGAAAGGCCCTTGGTAAAGAAGGTATAGAAGGCCTCACTAAAAAAGAGCTGGGCGATATGATGTTTGGCGCACTACCGAAAGGAGTGCGTGGAGTAATGGAAGAAGGAACAGAAGAACTTCTTACCAGTGTAGCTCAGCAGACTCTCGGAAAGATTATTGCGGGAGAGGAGTTCAACCCTATTGAGATCGCAGAAAGTGCAATCTATGGCGGAACTATGGGCGGAGGCGTATACTTACTTAGTCGCGGTAGTGGTGCTATTGTAGATCCAGAGAATGAAGCTAAGATGCGTGGGCTAAAAGATATCCTTAAACGCACCAAACAAGCTGAGGAACAGCCAGATATTACTGAAGCCGAGAAGGAAGCACTTCGTAGAAAAACTCAAGAAACTCAAGAGGCTATTAATGCACTAAAAGTAAAAGACGATGAGCTTGTAGCTCGTATGAGCGAAGAAGATCGTGGAACCCTAAAGGATATCCAGACTCAGATTAAGTCAAATATGCGCGATATTCGCTCGGCTAAAACTGAGGAAGGACAAGAGCAATTAAGAAGTGAGCTAAGAAAAAATCTAGATAAACTAACCGAACTAAGAAAAAGCTATGATCGTCAAGAAGAAGCAGGGATACCAAGTCCTATCGTCGAAGGGGAAGCCCCTATCGAAGCCCAACCTATCGAAGGAGCAAGCCAAGAAACGCCTGAAGCAGGTGGAGTTCTTCAAGTACCTATCGAAGAAGCGGTAAAAAAATTATCAGAAGTAACCGCTGACGACATACTTTCATCTATAGAGTCTCAAGAAATCTATGATAAAAAATTAGATGATGCTATACGCTTAACCTTTGACTCAATTAGAACACTTGATGACATTAAGTTTTTATCAGAAAGATTGCCAAATTATGGCAAAAGAGTTAAGGGTCTAGAAAAAGAAGGCTCCTTTTACCCACCCCGCACTATTAAGGACTTATCGCTATTAAATGAAAGTGAGTCTAATGAAATTGATTCAATTGATGCAAAAATCAATGAAGGTTTAATAGAATTATCTAAAATACTTAACGAACCGCGTTCACCGGAAACATATGGGGATGGCAAGAGGCTGGTTAACGAATTAAATAATTTATCTGGAAGGATAGACTCAATAGTGAAGTCTGTCAACGATAGGTATAACGAAATTTCTGGGGATTTATATAAATTTGATATCGTTAGGTATCAGATGTCTGAAGAAGACGCAAAAGAGTATACTGCTCTAAATGAAAGGCTTAGTGAGGTAAATAAATATCGAGAAGCCAAACAAATTAAGGCAAACCTAAGTAGGAATAAAGCCTTTAAGGCTCAAGCGGAAGAAAGTCAGCGTTTAGGCGTTGCCTTTAGGCAGACGCCTGAGCAGGTGCAAGAGACTATAGATATCTTAAATGCCAAGTTGGAAGCTTTAGGAGATGTTGTTGAGATTCCAGAGGGCTCTGGTCCAATAGAACTTAGAATCAAGGACAGCATAAAAGATATACTTTCAAAGTATAAGACTGAAGAAGGGGTTCAAGAAGTAACACTAACAGCTATTGAAGAGGCTCCAGTAGGAGTCACTGAAGAAGTAAAGACGTCTCAGCCAGAACCAAATAAACTATTTGAAGAAGAAAAAAAACGACTACAGACAGAGATAATTCGTTTGCAAGAAATACAAGTAGATGAAATTTCTCGTGCACGGCAAGCCATAAGGGATGTACAAGGAACTGATAAATTAGCAAAAATTGATGGAACTGTTGTTAATGAGGGGACAATTGAACGAATTTATGACTATTATGATCCCCTTATAGCGAATCTAGAAAAGGAACTTAGGGACTTATTAAAATCATCTAAACCTGCAGAAGAGACAAAGGTATCTCCAGTTGCTGAGCCAGTTGCTGAGGTTGTAACTCCTATTGCCGAACCAACTGCTGAGGTCGAAGCGACCACAGCGCCAGTTGCTGTTCCCGAGGCAGAACCCGCTAAAGAGGCACCATCTGCTGTTTCCACTAACTCAAGTGGTGATGCATTTATTTCTCAGCAAAACTTTAGAACTTCATATCCCAATTTGTTTTCTTTCTTAAATACTGGAGAGATATTCCGGAGAGAACGAGGTGCATCCGATACTAGAAACAAATACCTAAAAGAAAATCAGGGTACTACTAATCAAATATTACGCTTGCAAAACGTAGGGATATTTGATGCCAAGGATATATTGGTGATGATGTCATCATATACACCAAGAACAAAGGCTGATATAGATAGATTTAATCAGGCCTATCTTGAGACTGAACAATTGCTTGCGGATATGCAAAAGGCTCAGAAGAATGATACGATATATAAAACTAAAGCTCAAGTTATAGCCGTAATAAACCGACAGCAGTCATTAAGCCAAAAGCAAAAGGACGTTCTTACTTCTGTAATAAATACAGTAAAAGCCGATAAAGTTTTTAACATAAACTTTATGGGAAACAGGGATTTTTATGCTTTTGCCACAAACTTATTAAAAGCAAATCACGGAAGTACGTTCATACACGAAATAGGTCACTGGGGATATTTTAACTTGTTGAGCCCACAAGATCGTATTGACTATATGAACTATATGTCAGAAAAATTCCTTAATAGAGAACTAACTGGCTTGGTATATCCAGCTGCAGTTGGCGTTAGTAGTACTGGCGGCACAAATGCAAAAGACAGTTACCAAGAGTACTTTGCTAATCAATTTGATCAATGGTTTACTAACGAGGTTGGGGCCGAAGGAGTATTGCTTGATATCTACAATACTCTTAAAAGTATTGTAGACAATCTAATCAACCTGTTTAAAGAGAAGGGATACAATCCCGATCTAGTACGATACTTTGACAAGATTGCTGATACCACTAAATATGGTATGGACAAGGCTCAAATCGAAAAGATTGACAGCCAGTTAAACGAAGACTTAAATGTCGGAGATAATTCTGTTGGTAATCCGGGAAGGTTATCTGAAAGTATTTATGATCAAGAAGATGAAAGCGAACTAGATATACGTCAGGAAACTATGAAGGACAGAGCCAAGAAATCTTGGCGGTCTATGTGGTGGAGTGACGAGCAGAAGAAAATCCGAACCTTCAAGGAAAGTCTTAGTTCTATGTTGAGCCGAGAGGGTATGAAGATTCAAGAGTTTGCTGTTGGGTTAAACCGCATCTTGAAGAACGCAGACCAGTCAACCATTGATCTTGTATCAAAGGTTATGGATGGATCTATTGAGCCAGATCAAAAGGTTGAGCTAACTCAAAAGAAAGACGGAGAGCTAATCTTTGGATTGAGCAATGCAATGCGTGAATACATTGATTCGCTTAGTGAAGACATCATATTTGACCCTGCATTTAGCAAGCTGTCTGATGATTTACAAGATACTATCATTAAGAACTTAGGAACCTATCTTCGTGGTACGTACCGCTTCTGGAAGGATAAGCGTTTCTTCCCGGGTGAAGAGACAATCAAAGCTGCAATCGAGGAAGTGTACAATACAATGTACAACGAGAAGTTTTTGGAGCTCGAGCAATTGTTTGACGTAGATGGCTTAGAGAGCAACATTGCGAAACTAGAAGACCAATACGAGCAGCTTCGTGAGGATATCATCGAACAAGAGCGTAAGCTTCCAGCTGGAGAAAAGACAGTTGAGATTAAAGCAATGATTGCTAACCTTGACGCTTTAGGTAAAGAACTTAATGAGGCGCGTAAGCTTGTTGTTGAGCAGAAAAAGGTAATGAAGGAGCTTCTCAAAACGGATGAGATGACTCCAGAAAACATACGTGCATTCAAAGCTCTAAAGAACAGCTATATTGATAGCCAACTTGAGTTCTTAGCACCAGCGATTAAGTCAGAAGCTAAAGACTTTGTTAAGGCTTATCTCGAAGAGGCAAAGAAGATTCGCGAACGTGATGACTTCAAAGGTCTTGGTATGATTAGCCCATCATCTATCAAGATTCCAAACAAGCAATTCAGTCAGCGTAAGAACTTACCAGAGACAATCAAGGCCCTACTTGGGGAGGAGAAGGATCCAATCATTAGGTTTGTCGACAGCGCACTTTCGCTCAGCAACATCAAGTACAAGGGCGATATGATCTACAAGATTGCATCCCAGTTTAACGGGACTGACTTTGTTAAAAATAATGCCACTCGTGCTGAGATGGCATCTGGAGAATATCGAATTGTAACTGACAAGTTTTCTCCGCTAAACGGTAAGTACGTACACAAGGATGTATTTGAGGCCATTACTGACCCACAGCTATATTCTGCTGAAACCGCTTGGTTCCAGACATACCTAAACATATTGCTATTGGCTCGTAAGTCGAAAGTTATTTATAACTTACCGACTTGGCGTAAGAACCTTACTGGAGGTTGGTACACTATGATGGCGAATGGCGTGATCAATCCATCGTTCTTTAGCGATATGCGTCGCAGGACTGAACTTCTTTTTGATAAGCGAACCGACCCGGAGACGGAAGCTCTGTTGGATCTTATGGCTCAATATGGACTACTTGGTCAGGGCGTAGACGCTAATCTTATTGGTGCTGTTAATGTAATGTACACCCGTCCATCTACAGGTAGTGATATGGAGTACTTAAGTACTTTAGAGAAGCTAGTTGAAAAGGGAAAGGGTATTGATAGTTGGCTTGGGGGAAAGTACGCATCTGTGGATGACTACACTAAGCTTGTGGTGTTCCGTTCAGAAATTGAAAGCTTTGCAGTTAAGTTGTTTGACAAGAAATACAGCGACCTTAGCGATTCTCAAAAGGAAACTGTTCACGAACAAGCAGCAGAGCGAGTAAAGCAATCTACTCCTACGTTCTCTCGTCTTCCGCCATTCTATTACAAGTTGGCACAAATGCCACTTGGTGACTTCTTGTCGTTTGAATTTGAAGCCTTCCGTAGCTTCACCGCAAACTTCGCCAATGGATATAAGGATATCCAGAAGGCTATTCAGGACAAGACTTTGTCTACAACTCAGAAGGCTGCATATATGAAGGCTGGTGTTGCTCGACTTATGGGTACTGCAGCTGTATTCGGTGCTCGTGCCGCTGTTCCAGCTATACTTGCTGGTCTTGCACTTGGAGATGACGATGATCTAGAAGAGGATTTAAAAGCACTGCGCCCAAACTGGATGGAAGGACATAGTATTGTACCAACAAACATCACTAAAGATGGTATGGCTACAGTGTATGACTACTCGATGGAAGATCCGTATGGAACAATCTTCGACGTAGCTACTGATCCGTTATCCTTTCCATCGCATATGATTAGTATGTTGAACCCGAATATGGCAATTACGTTCCTATTCAATCTTCAAGATTCTAAGGACGTATATGGAAAGGATATTGTAAACAGCTACGATAGCCCATTTACGAAAGCATACAAGTATGGTGGTTACACTCTCAAATCATTGATAGTGCCTCCTTTCGCGTCGTCAGCACTTCGTGATGAACTTCGCACATATGAGTTAGAAGCTGAAAAGTATAGTCCTTTAGATATGGTTGGGCGTGTTGCTTCACGTGCAGTCATCCGCGACTACAAATATGACGTTGCTTCTCAACTTTATTACTTCGGTCAAGAGTTTGCCACTAAAAAAGAACAATACAGTGATCTTTCTGGAATAGCTAGAGGCAATCGTTTAGCTCAGCTTGATGAGGTGCGAAATATGTACAAAGGTTTGATTAACATTGCCATTAAGAAGGGCAATACGAAATTAATCTTTGACGCAAATAAGAATATTAAACGCCAGTTTAAGCCATTTGAAGAAGCATACATTTTATACGGATACGAAATACCAGAGAAAAAATGAAATATCTATCAACCCTACTAGTCGCTGCACTTCTTTCAGGATGCAGCGCCACTTATCATCTCAACAAAGCAGTAAAGAAGGACCCTTCAATACTTAAGCCAACCATTGTTACGGTATGGGACACCATCATCACTCCACCGGTGTATATGGTTGACACAGTCGAGGTCATCGCTGAAGGCGATTCCTCGGTGATTGACAACGACACAGTGCGTATTGTCATCACGAAGTACAAAGACAAGATGATAGTGAAGACCTTGATTAAGGAAGTTCCCTACGCGGTAAGCGTTCAAGCCGAGTGTCCACCGCAATTAGTTCAGCCGGAAAGCAAAACGGGTAAGGTAAAAGATTACTTACTTTTGTTCCTAGCGGCAGCACTTGTCGTTATGATGTTTTTATACCGATTTAGATAATGGCGAAGACCAAAGCACAAACAGCATCAACCTTCCAAGCAAAGCCTAAAGTAAGCAGGCCAGGCGTACATTCCAAGACCAAGAGCAGTAAGCTCAAGACCTCTAAGCTGTACTCTAAGTCCTACCGTGGCCAGGGCTAAAGAGAAAGACCCGTCTTATGAAGGCAGGCCCCTCAATCCAGCAGTAGTTGGATGGTGTGAAATCCGACCAACAGCTTGTGATGGTAACTGCCCCCACGCTTCCTGCAGCAGCAAGAAGTAAAACCTCTAGCCGTCGCAAGCGCTGCACGAAGGATCCATAGCCTTTACGGCTATATCACCACGAAGCACAGACTCTGTTCGCATATAGTACAGCGTCTTGATTCCTTGGTTCCACGCCTCCATATGTACCTGATTGATCCACTTAGGGGTAGCCTCAGTAGGGAACGCAAGGTTCAATGATACAGACTGATCTATGTACTGCTGTCGGATCCCCGCTTGGTAGATTAGGTCCAGCTGATTGATTTCCTTAAAGGTCTTGTAGACCTCCTTTACTAGAACTACGTCCATCATAGGGTCAGCCTCATTGCTTTGCATCAGCTTCCCCTTCTGGTAAATCCATCCGTCAAGCTCACCTATGTTCTGAACAGATCCTTCGTCGGCGAGTATCTGGTCCCAGGTCTCCTTGTTGTTGATGCCTATCTTACGCAGAACCCGCTCTAAGGTTGGGTTCTTGCGTATGAATGTACCCTTGGCGGACTGCTCGGTAAATACGTTGGCAGCCCAAGGCTCGATGCCTGCACTCACGTTACCGCTAAGCTTGGAGTTGGACACCGTAGGTGCTATCGCACGTAGGTGGGTGTTGCGAACACCGAAGCCACGACACCATAGAGGCTCTCCGAACATCTTAGCCATATCGCGGCTAGCACGCTCTGATTCCATCTTGATGTGTGAGAAGATACGGCGCGTCTCGATCTGCGCCTGTAGCCCCTCAAATGGGGCTCCACGTTGCTGCAAGTAGGTGTGCCATCCGAGTACTCCCAGTCCAAGTGCCCGTCCCTTTTCAGCGGAACGAACCGAATTTTCGAAGCCCCTCATATTCTTGGCTTTCTGGATGAACTCCTCTAGTACGCCGTCCAAGAAGAACGTGGAGTAGTATACAACGTCTGTGTCCTTCCACTCGTCATACTTGGCGAGGTTTAGTGAAGATAAACAGCAAACAAAGCTGTGGGACTCGTCGGTGTATAGGGTAATCTCAGAGCAGATGTTGGTCATAAATACCTTAAGTCCGTTGTGCTTGTACATCTCGGGGTTCTGCTTGTTGACGTTGCCTCGGTACATAATGTACGGCTGGCCTGTGGCCTTGCGCTTCTGCAGTACTTTAGACCAGCGACGGCGTGACTCATCATCGCCGTCCTCTAGCTTCCGCATAAACTTATCGGAGACAATAACTGACTGGTTTAGGTTAAGACACTGGCGGTTTACGTCGCCCTTTGGCTCGCGGATTTCAATCCACTCCCAAAAGTCTCCGTGCTCTATGCTTAGGTTCACCGATGCAGCACCCCTGCGTACGTTGCCCTGTGAGGTGGCGAGTATCGTTGAGTCGTATATCTTACAGAAGGGGACCACACCATCGGTAGTCCCATTGCTGTTGGAGATAGGTGACCCTGCAGGACGTAGCATATTAAGGCCGATGCCTACGCCTCCGCCGTGCTTGGCAAGAAGCATAGTCTCTAGGTTCTTCATCCCGATGTCGTGGATGCTGTCGCCGATGTCAACGCCAAAGCAAGAGATTGGAAGCCCACGATCTGTTCCCATATTGGCAAGCACTGGTGTGGCAAGGCCAAGCCAGTTGTTCCATATGTATCCGTAGAACTTGCTGGCAAGCTCGGGTCGATTTAGGCGGTATGCTGCCGCCTTAGCGACCCGTAGGTACGCATCCTTAGGCTTCTCGTCGTTGATGAGGTAGCCACGTGATATGGTCTTCACGTACTCCTCTGTGTTTCCCCATTCGGGGAAGTCAACTCCGACTTCCCACCCTAGGCTCTCTGCAAAATTCTTAGACATTTTCAATTTTTGATTCTATGTTAAACTTCATCTTACTATAACGATTTCGATATAATGCGTTTGTATCTAGCTCACGTCTTACTGCCTTTGTGGTGGCTATCACTGTGGAGTGGTCTCTATTTACTAGTCTGCCAATCTGCGTGGTACTCATTGATGAGTGCTCTCTCATAAGCTGAGTAAACACCTGACGTGCCTCACGTACGTAGGATATACGAGTCTTGTTACGTATATGGGAAATGCTAAGACCATACTCATTTCTTACCTCGTTAAAAACGATGGATTTGATTGTATTGTTGTCCATAAATTTAATTCTTACCAGATGTTTTCAAAGTCTTCTCCCTCGTTGGCCTTCGAATAGTCGGTAGGACGGATAGAGAAAAAGTCAGTATGGGTATGGCCACCAGTGAGATGGTAGAACCAATCAAGCTGCGAAGCCTTCGACTCATCATACTCAAAGATACCATCGTATCCCAACTCCCGCAACTTTTCGTTGCCTCTTTTTTTAATAAACTCTTTTAGGTCCGAAGCCCTTAGGTTCTCGAGGTCTCCCATCTCAAACATCTTATCGATAAAGTTTATCTCCATATCAACAGCTACCCTAGCAGCCTCCTCAATCTTTTCCTTTACGCCAGCTCGGATGTACGGATCCTCTTCACACATATGGTTGAACAGGATGCATCCCATCTTGGAGTGGAGCGACTCATCCCTTACGGACCACTTCATCTGTTGACCGATTCCCTTCAGCAGGTTACGCATCTGGAAGGAGTAAAGAACAGCAAAGGAAGAGTAGAGCGCCATACCTTCGGCGAAGGCAGAGAAGACCGCTATAGAGCGGGCGACGTCCTGACGTGCCTTAGGGTCTATCTTAAGCATCTTGTGGTTGTAATCAGCCTTAGTGTCTACTAGGTTTTCAAACCTAGCGACCGTTGAGGGCTCGCGAAGGAACGCCTCAAAGTCCTCAAGTCCTAACGTCTCGTTGAGGTAGCTGTAGGCTGTGGCGTGGATGGTCTCCTGTGATCCGAACATCATAGCCATCTGCTTGATCTCGTGCTTAGGGAACCACTTGGTAACCATACCAGTCCAGTAGTCTGCAACAGCAGTCTCTGTCTGGGCGAAGCCTAGCAGGATGTTGCCTACGAGGTTCTTCTCGCTAGGGGTTAGGTTCTCCCTAAAGTCCTTGACATCGTTCTGCATAGATATCTCTGTGTGCAGCCAAAACGCTTGGGCCTGCTTGAGCCAACCCTCGGTATAGTATATTGGATATTCGAAAGGTTTGAAAGGAATGCGCTCGTCAAATAGCATAGGATTATTGTTTAGGTTAGAAAAGAAAGGGCCACACTCGGTGGCCCAAAACGGATTGCGAAGATAGTGCTACTTGCTCAATCCTAGCAACTCTGTGATGTCTTTTCCCAAAGAAATATTGTAGTAACCCACCATCTTGACAATCATATTGTTATTGGTAAAGTGTGTAGTCTTTGGCATCCTTCGCTCCTCCCACTCAGGCTCTGGGAGTTCGCTTAAGCGGAACGACCAGACCCCAATAGGGGTTGAGTTGATGTAAACTGGGATAGTACCAAACATTGCCGCCCTTTCGATAAGGGCGTCATACTTCGACTTCTCAATGACTAGGTTATCGTAGTGAATGTTGCGGCACTTAAGTTCTATGTCCGAGTTATGGACAAGGGAGTAGCAATCGTACTTAGACATCTTATGCTCGCTGACCTGAAGGTCATCGGCAATTCTCTCCTTAATGAGGTTGAAGAGCTCCCTCTCGTACTTGATCATATGTAGTTATAGTAGCTCACATAGCTGTTTAGGGCTAACACTCTTCCTCTTGTCGAGCACTCTTCAGCATATTCGCCATCGTGGACGTAGCCGTCGTTACACCTAATGTCCTTAACATACTTCCATTTGACCATAAAAGAGGCAGAGTCGATTTCTCCAACATTTGGAATATCTACAGGGATAAGTCTAACACTTCCATCCTTTGATAATTGTCCCCAGGTTAGCATTGCTAAGTCCTTATTTAGGTGAGGCTTTACCGTCTTATACCAATCTGGGTGGATAATGTTGTCACTGTCTAGCCATAAAATCCAGTCGTTGTCTTCAAACGGGAAATTGTCAAACGCATAGTTTCTGTTGTGTGATCCAAATCCTCCAGTCATATTTGAATTCATACATACAGCACCATCAACAATAGGAGGATTCTCAACCAAGGAATCAAACACTATAATCCAATTACAATCTGTTGGTATAGACTTCTTTATTGTCTCAAGATTTTCCGGCCTATGGCAAGGTGTTATAATGTAAATCATAGCAAGTGCTTTAATCTTTTTTCGTTAATCAAATCAAGGTTATGATTAGGACAATCCTTCAGCATATCGTGCAGATTGTCTCCGAGCATTTTAGCCTTTTTTTTCGTCATAGACTCAATTGCTTCAGCCCAATCTTCCTTGGTTCTGACCAGCAAACCGGTCTCGTTGTGGATAATGCTTTTGCTGTAGGGCATTGTATTGGAAGCAATGACTGCTGTTCTTGTATGTGCCGCCTCGGTTATCTTTAAATCGCTTTTACTCCAATTGAATTTATTGCCAACCAATGGCACAAGGCTTACATCAAAGTTTCTATACATACTTGCATAACTGTATATAGTCCTTGGCGACATAACATACTTTGCCCCAAGCTTTTCTGGGTAGTCTGATACCTGTACGCAATACAATTCTTTTTTTGAAAAATCATACCCAATACTTTGTACATCGTGGTCGTGACCTAGTGCACCAACATACCCGAAGGAAACAGTCTTGCTTTTGTACTTTTCTTGATCAATCCATTGACTATCTCGATCATCAACAGCATTGTTTATAATCTCAACTATTGCCCTTGGGTTTACGTCAAGCATAAGTTTAGCTAAGTAGTGGGACGGCGTCCAGATGACGTCGGCGATACGTATGGTCTTCTTGATGTCTGGGCCGTAGTACACCTCGTAAAGACCCTTGGCAGGATTTCCGTTGTTGAGGTCCCAGTAGTCATCGTTGTCAAGTATCAACTTAACTCCGCGACTCTTAAGCATTTGACTGAACTTCTTATGGTTATTAACCGATAACTTGCGTGATACAATTAAGCTTGTTACAACATCTAAATTAATATCCTTTAGTTCGTTCAGTGATTGTATCCAGTGTATATTGACGCCTTGATTAGCAAGGCGTCTCAATGGGACGATCAGCCTATGGTAGTTTATACCACTAAGCCCATCGATATGCACCAAGGTTATCATCGCTGCTGCTCTGCGTACTCCGTAAGTGCGGAGCGAATCATATCAAGCTCAAGACGAAATGATCGAGAGTACTTATTTGTTATCTCGCTTACCTGTTTTGGGTCTAGCAGAGGGCTTCCTTTTTGGTCGTGTAGGTCTTCGTACAGTTCCGCGCTCCCCGCTGAGATCCTCGAGGTCGCTATGAAGTACACTCGGCTTAGTTGCTCTAATGTCATTATCGTTATTGTTTTGAATTAAATTATAGTTATAACAGATTATTTTAGCAAGGTATTCATCCTTTTTGAGTTGCGCGTCAAACGTGATTCTAAGTTCCAAGAAATGTTTAGGAGTATCATCGATAACGTATCCATTATAGCGTAGATAATCTGCAAGGAACTTAACAGCAACAACAGAATTGTCAACGTCGAATTTAGAATTATACCGTAGGTGGATAGCAAAGCGGTCCGTAGACCACTTGTCGTGTCCTTCAAGCGCAGCGGTAAGGCCATTAAAATACTTTTCTTTTTCCCTGTGGCGGAACGTCCAAAACTTGCCAGCGTAGAGCTGATTAAGTGACGGAGGCTTTGGTATTGATATCTCAATTTCATTATAATTATTTATCACTAATCAAAGATACTAGAAAGCATCTTCATACACAACACCTTCGAAGTTTATTTTTGGTGGTGGGATATCGGCAAGTATAGACTTAAACAATGGCTTTCCTGTGAACTTGTTTACAAAGCCAGTGCTGAGCCTGTTCATCTCAAACAGAACAGGATAGTCGAGGCTTGTGGGTTCCCCACCCGACTCGACCTCTCTAACCTTTCTGACGTGGACCTCAACGGTGCGCCTCATATCGTGCTCAGGATGCTGAATCTTTCTATGAAACGTCAAGAAATTATCGCTCTTATTGACGAACTTACCCCCACCTTCGGTGTCCTCTGCGAAGGGCGCCTTCGGCAGCCCGTCCTCACCTTTACGCCTCTGTGCTTCGGTGATGGCGTGAGTCGACAGCCACAGGCCCATATTGTGGGACTGGGTAAACGTAAGGAACTCAGAAGCAGCCTCGTAGTGGTAGTCGTGGGTGGTGAGCGAGGAGCCAGACGACATCTGAATCTTGAGGCTGTTGTACGGATCGATGAAGTATCCGTCGTAGTTACCTTGACGTATCAGCTTTTCTCCGAATACCAAAAGGTCACTATATGAGTAGATGCTGTTGTTGCTGATTATCGTGAAGTGGTCATTGACCCATTGGTACGACCTCTTAAGGTCGTAGCTATTCATCTCCTTGATCTGCATATTTGCAGCAAACTGGATTAGCTTCATCTTCACTGCAGCGGTACGGTTCTCTGCTGAGTATATAATCCACCTCCAGTTATGATTCACGGCAGTAGAGACAATCATATAGAGGGAGAACGTGGACTTACCAATGTTTGATATGCCGTTGATTACCGTGAGGTCTCTCTTGACTAGGAAGTGCTTATCAAAGTCATTGCACCCAGTGGTAAGGCCAAGCTGTAGCTTTCCGTCTATGTAGTCCTGAATCCATCGGTAGTCCTCATCATCGGAGGATATGAATGACATATCGCCGTCGTTAATCATCATCTCTAGCTTGGCGGAGTTCTCTCCCTCTAGTACCTCACGGATGGGCATTGTCTTGCCCTTCTCTATGCCGTCCTTGATTGTGTTGCGTGCGGTCTCTATGGAGTCCACATCGCGCCTAAGTATCTCCCTCTCGAGTACGTGGTATGCCTCGTCCTCTTCCATTCTCCCAACAGCAATATATCCACCACATAGGATGGCGGCCTTGAGAAGCATTGTATGCTTCTCTCCGTCCTCTGCTCGGCGTATCATAGAGGACACCACCGCCAACTTATTGTAGTCGGTGTAGTGTTCCTTGGGCTGTATCTTCTGGGATATAGACTTCTCGGACATCATCTGTCCGAATATCTTGGAGCCTTCGTTGACGACAATCTCTGGGTCGTAGCTGTCGAAACAGGCACGAGATTCGTTGATTCCTGAGGGGTCTACCTCTAGACCATACTCTTTATCAAAGTACGCCTGAAGTGCTCGGAAATGGTCTCTATGGAGGCTTGGATTGGATACGCTGACCAGTGCCTTGAGTCCTTCGCCGGATGGAGATATCCAGCAGGCGAATACATAAGGATCTGTAGACAAAACGTTCTTGCTTCCCTCTACATCTAGGTGGTCAAAGTCAAGAACAATCAGTCCACTATGCTGACGTATGGAGTCGTCCCTACGAGAGTCAAATTCACCCGCCCATAGGATCACCGGAAGCTTCTTCTTGGCTTCTTTTTGACCCCCTCTGAATTGCTGAATCAATGGTAGATGTTTCCCACCAGTCGAGATTCTTTGGAGTGCGGCGGATATCGTTATGTACGATGGCTTTTCCGTCTGCAGAACGCTCGGAAATATTGTCACTGATTGTTCTAGTACGTTCATCTTCAATTGCAATTTTAAGTAAAATTAAATAACCTATTAGGTCCTGAATAGTATCCTCCGTGGAGTCGTTGATCCCTTTGTTTTTGATTCGCATCAGCTTGTCGTCAATACGACAGCAGATGTTATCGACAGCGGAACCCTTGGCAAAGATATTGGAAGGCTCTAGTGCTGAGTCCCCATATGCTTCATTTTTTTCTAACAATAAATCCCTAACAGCATTTGCTGTTCTTAATATTCTTATGGCTGAGTCGTTCATTGTCTTGTTATTGTATGCAGTAGCAGTCGCTGCTTCCTTCGTTAATCTGTTGAATTGTGCGCAGACATACTGGGCACGGATCCTGTGTTTCTGTTGTTTCTGTTCTCATTGTTTTTAATTGTTAATTGGACGATAACCTATGTTGTACAGGGTATCGGTGTCGGCGGCGAGGATTATCTCCACTCCGTGTTTGATTGCGTTATAAGCGCTTTCAATGTTGTTGTCGGTCTTCATATTCTTATATATTACCTCAAGTTGTGCCTCAAGATCTTTTACAAGATTGTTAACTGCTCGTTTGATATTGTGACGATACATCGGTGTGGTCTGTAGCTCATCAAGCAGTTCGAGTTGAACCTGCATAATGATTAATAGTTTTACTAGCTTTAGTTCTATACTTGAGTCGCTCATCTGTCTTGTTTTTAATAAAATTTACTGGACATACTATACGTATCTAGACGTAAATGTACGTATTGGTTTGGTTTATATGCAAATAAATATATTTATTTTTGGTTTGATAATGTGCCTTATGTTGCACTAAAGTGCAACTTTTTGTACGTTATATCCTACATTACACGGCAAAGTGCCACTTAATGCACGATAAAGGGTTCATTCCAATCACTATACTTAAGCCCCCACTGTATGTTCATCCACCGCATTTCTTTCTCGGCTAAGGTTTTGTTTAGCTTTAGATTCTTACGCAGATAGTCTACGCCCCAGGCCATCCACTGGTCGGACTGAGCCATAGTCATAGTCCACTCAGCCCACCAGTTGTCAGTCCTACCCTTGATGTCTTCGTAGGTAACGCTATGACCAGCAATCACAAACATCTGATTGAGTATATCAATCACTGCCTGCTCTCGCTTTTGTTGCTTGGTTAGTCGTTTTGCTTTCATAGTTCCTTATTACTTCTTGTTCTATTAGTTCCAACATATAGTCAAAGCTGATGCCTTCGTCTTCGCCTCCGAAGCGTTGACGATTCACTACGTCCCTAAAGAATGCTGCGCTGATGTATTTGCTCATTTCTCTTTGGTGCTAAAGGTTTTTTCGTAGTAAAGTTCTGCTTGGTCAGTAGTCCACTGGGTGTGAGGGTAGTCGTCAAATACTCGCTGACCCTCAATGTGGGCATCTATAATTACATTTTTCTCTTTCTCAATATAGTTCTGTTCAATGATGCATATAACAAAATGTAAAGAATCTCTAAATATTACATCATTTGATTTATAATAAGTATTGTTCAACCCATCTAATAATTCCTGCATCGGCGTTTTCATAAGTAAATTTATTTACGGTGAGGAGCCTTGCGACTCATTTCTCTTTGGTGTTAAAGGTTAATATCCCAATAGTATTCGCACTTGCCGTTCTTGATAGGTGGGTTCATAAAGTAGGATTGATACATCCCCTCAGGGGCGGTGAAGCGGTAGCAAGATTCCTTGAGAGCGCATCCGTGTCCCCAGCATTTAGTGATGTCGGTCATTGTTTTTCTGTTATTAAGTTCATCTTCAGTGTAGAAGTCCGTGCCTTCGTTGTCTTCTGGCTCGATGCCGTTCTTAATCATATCAATGATTAGTAACAACTCGGTCATTGTTAAGTCTATTTTCATTTATTATTTGTACATTTAACATTAAATTAACATTCTATGAAGAAACTTTTCTTGGTTTTAGTAGCATTAACTGCTACATCTTGCGCATCAGTAACCCCAAACAGCTTTAGTACTTCGACCCTGTGTGTCGTGGGTGGGTGTACAAGCTCGTCAATACATCATCACTTTTCTTTTGAGTAGACTTATTGTCAACTTCCAATAGGCGATGCATATTTATTATGATCCATCGGTAGAACTCCTTGGAATCTAGCTCGTTTAGTTTATCTTCGACTTCTTTAATTGCTGTCTTTTTCATCTATCTGTGTTTCTATAATTAAACTAAGTGCGTCGATGTAGCCAGACCAGTATTTAGCTTCTGCCTGCTTACCATCGTACATACATACGTTGCGAGAATACTTTGCCTTATTGTACTGTTCAAGTATTAGTCTTTTATTTTTCATCGTCTTGATCTTCTTTATCGTCATACTCTGGGTAGTGAGTTCCCTCATTGCCGTTTCGTATGATAATCATCATACGTTCCTCGGCAAGTCGCTCCTCTTCCTCGGTAGCCTTGTCGTGGTTTGAACAGCTAGGCTTCTGGTTGTCTACGTGGTCTTGGCTGTCGCCAACATCGTCCCAGAATATAAACTTTAAGTCGCTACCAACTCCTTTATTGTCTGCTTTCATATCCTACTATCTTCTTTGAGTTAATCTTTACAATAACAATCTTCTTGTCTCCTTTGTATGCCTTTCCGTATATCCTATCCTCTAAGCTTTGGGTAGTCTTAGGGTCGTTGATCATTATATCGCTAGCGGTGTCGTACTTAGATACGATCCACTCATTACGCTTTATCTTTTGCTTGCCTTTGGTATATGAAATCGTTGCCTGAAGGTAGAAAATCGGACGAGACATCTATGCGTATTTTATGGATGAAGGACTCTGCAATCTTCTTTGGTGTTATCACCCCAGTAGGTAGGTCGTCCTGTATTTTTGCTGTTGGTATAGTTACGCAGTTGTCACCTTCCTTGTTCCATATAAACATAACGATGAACTCCTTGCTTGTAGACATAGGAACGAATCGTATGAGTCCTTGGTCAAGCGTAGCTTGGATGATGTAGAACGTAACGTCCTTTGATCCGTTGCTGCTTGCTAAGGAGAAGGAGGAGGTGGGGGGAGATTTTATCTCCCTCCCCCACTCCATCGAAAGCAGGTATGCTATCGAGCTCTCCAGCATTAGAATTCTAGCGTGGTGGATGGTGTTACCCGAGAGTATCCTGAGTTACCCTTAGCCTGATCAGTCTTAGGCGGTGCAGGCGTCTTAGCGGCTTCGATAGATGCGTAAGGCTTCTTTGGCTCACGACCCGCTCTAAGCTTAACCAATACACGACCAGTGTCGCCTAAGTATGCCTTAGCATTCTCAAGCTCTTCTGCTGTTAGGTACAGAGAGTATCCAGTGAATTCACCTTCGTACTCGTTGTAAAAAACATTGCCGATATAATTGATTTTCTTTTTATAATCTGTTGATGATGACATAAAATTAAAATTAAAGTTCTCCTGTTATTATATAATTATCGAGGTCTTCGCCGTTGATAAAGTATTCCGTGTAAACACGGACAGCTTTATCGACTAAACGCTTACCCTCAAGGTAGAAGGACTCAGAGACGGAGAAAACCCCGATATCCTTACTTCCCTTATCGACCACAATGAACTGAAAGTTCTTGTAGTCAATTCCAAACAGCGTAGAGTAGATGTATACCTGTGCTGGATATCCATACCGTTTTGCGCTGTGGCTAAATGAGCCAATGTCTGATGTTGTCTTAAGATCGTAAACGGCAACACCTCTGTGGAGGATGTCCGCCTTCGCCCGGTGGGGCAGTCCAGATACGTCACCAATGGCTGGCATCTCGAACTCCCCACCCTTTAGCATATCCTTAACTAACTCGTTGCGAAGCAGAACTTCCACAACAGCCATACTAAGGTCGTACTCGCTAGTGGTAAGGATCGTCTGACCCTTCAACAGCTGTTCTTTTGCATCCTTGTATATCTTCGATGCCTTGGAGGCCACGTCTACCTTCACAAACAGAGCCTCTACCTTCTCAGGCTCAAGGACCGCAGTGTGGATAAGCTTTCCGATGGCAAGGGCTGGTGTATCCAGCCTTGCCCCCTCTAGCATATTTTTATACTCCTTCGGGCTTTCGTTTAAAAGCTTGTC